TAACTCTGATGCTACAGTAGGGTGGAGCGGGGCAGCGTCAATTGTGACGTACCGGGATGGGGCAGGTGCAGTTACATTTGCAGCCGGATCAGGAGTCACTATTCGAGGCGACCTTTCTACCCCTGCTCAGTATGGATTCAAAGGTATTTGCAGAATCCCTACAAAGTCTAACGAATGGGCGGTGTTCTAATGAATCCGTGGTTGTGTAACCTCCTGTTCAATAATTCTGGTGGTTCCAGCTTGCCTGTTATAGGGCAGACATTTTATGCGTCGCTGAAAACTTCACTGGTCCCCGAGGTGGGAACAGGCGCCCCTACGTGGTCGCGTGCGACAGCGGCTTGGCGGTTCAATGATCAGGGATATTTGCGTCAGATTCCCAGCGAATGCGCGGAGTTTGGAGGGGCGCGGCTGGTGCAGAACAACATAAATACAAAAAGTGAGGACTTTACAAATGCTGCATGGACGAAAAGCAGCATGACAGTAGCCTCAATTGCTGATACTCCCCCCATAGGGGTATCTGCAGCATTCAGTTCCATTCCTCTTGCAGCTACAGCGCAGCATTACATTGCCAACACTGGATCAGTATATCCAATAGGGTCTACAGTAGTATTCGGAGTTTATGCAAAATCCTTCGGATATTCATTTATCAGGGTATATGGGCCGTTTGCCAATTGCTATTTCAACGTGTCTTCTGGCATTGTCGGAACTTCTGCAGGAGCTAATTTTGTCTCCGCATCAATAACGAATGCCGGAAACGGATGGTATTTATGCAATGTAAAAGCTGTCGTTACATCTGCGACCGCGCCATCGTTTGAGTTACATACATCACCGACAGAAACAGCATCCTATTTAGCTGATGGTATATCAGGATGTAAATTTGCGGGTTTTTCATACACAAACGTCACCGGCTACGATGCCTCCTACGTCCCCGAGTATGTCTCAGTCGGAGTGCTATCTCCTCCCTATCACGGAGCGGGCGCAGACGGTTGCAAATATTTCGCAACAGACTGGCAAGGTGCTCCAATCCCTGTTGCGAATTTGACTCGTCTGCGTAAAGATACTGCGGGGACGAACGCATTATTGTGGTCTCGTGACCTGAGCAATGCAGCGTGGTCAACAAAGACCAATATCACCGCTGCGAAAACAGCCACTGGTCTGGACGGCATTGCCAACAGCGCAAGCACCCTCACTGCAACATCAGCAGACGCGATTATTCTGCAGCCGACTTCAGGGATAGCGTCTGCTGCGCGCTGCTCATCTGCATACGTGCGTCGAAAAACCGGAACCGGAACGATCTCATTTACGCAAGACGGCGGCAGCACCTGGACGGACATCACACCAAATATCAACTCCGCCACATATTCGCGCGTGCAGATCACCGCGACGCTCGCTAACCCATCTGTCGGATTCAAGATTTCCACATCCGGCGACGTTATAGCCGTTGACTGCGTACAAAATGAGGCTGGGGCAGTGGCGACGAGTCCGATTGTCACGACGACTACGACCGTGAATCGGAGTGCGGACTCACTGACGGATCAGACATCGAGCAATTGGAGTGATACGGCTGGCACTGCATACATTCTGGCAAAGCCGGTTGTGTATTCCGGAGGTGCGGTCGGCAGTGCGACCAACGGGCTTTTGCTCTCTGCGTCGAACTCCGGCGCTACGGCCTATGACGGCACGAATTCCGCGAATGGGCCAACAGGGACGCCAGGAGCAGTAGAGAAACTGGCGCTCGCGTGGGGCAGCTCCACAATGAGCGTTGCATCGTCTGGCCTTGTAGGAACACCAGGAACGTATGACGGCGCAATGGGATTGTCCAGTATCGGTGTTGGCGTTGGCGCGGTCGGATATTTTGGTGATGTCGCCATTTACAACTATAAAATGACTGACGCAGAACTACAGGCGATTACGACATGAGCAATGATATTCTGGCGGTATTAGCTCCATACTACACTATCCCGGCAGGAGCGATCATGCGCGGGAAATCCGGTAAAGACCTGAAAATCGAAGTATCTTCAGACAACGTGCCTCCCATTAAGGAAAAATTGGTTGAGACAAAACCAGACGGCACGGATGTTTTTCGGAAAGCCGGGGAAACGATCAAAACTTCTGCGAAGCTCAAAAAAGAGGGCAAGCCGGAGAAAAAGCCGAAGCCTAAACCAGAAGGAGGTAAAGGGAAATGAGCGCAGACTGGAAAGAAGTCTATGTCATTCCTGCGGTTGATGAAGAAATCCCGGAGAACAGCATTCTGTTGGTTGATGCTGTTACCGGCGATCAAATGATCCATGCGATTGTTCCAATCGATTACACGACAGAGGGCACGCTGCTATGGGAAACCGGAATGGACCCTGCGTCTGCGCCTGATTCAAACCCGCCGAACCGATTCGCCGGATGGAGAACTTAATGAATATTAAAGAAGAACGATGCTGGGCTGGGTCGACGGCAAGTTATGAATCTGCATTAGCTGCAGAAGTGAAGATTCTGGCTGGGGACTATACACGACCAGAAGACGACACAGAAGACCCGGAAGAAGACCCTAGACTTTTAGAAGTCTCAGACGGTTTGGCTGTTATTACTATTCATGGACCATTAGTAAATAGCGATGACCCTTATCTAGAATGGTGTGGGTTAACAGGGTATCCAGAGATTCGGGACGCAGTACTGGCAGCAGTAAGTGACCCTGAAGTAAAACAAATCCTGTTGGATATAGATTCTGGTGGTGGGGCTGTATCTGGATGTGCAGATACCGCTACCTTGATTAGAGAAGCAACCAAGGTTAAACCCGTAACTACTTACGCAGACACAATGTGTAGCGCCGCTTATTGGCTAGGCTGTGCTGCTGGCAAGGTTTATTCTAGTAAGGCTGCAGTAGTGGGCAGTATCGGGGTAAAAGCTACGTTCAGGGAATACTCCAAGCAAAATGCTATGGAAGGGGTCACGGTCACGGTCATTAGAGCAGGAAAGTACAAGGCCCTGGCTGATCCTAATGAACCTCTCACAAAAGAAGCGGAAGCTCAAATTCAAGCGATTGCAGACGCTAATTACGAGGTATTCGTTGACCATGTAGCTAAGATGCGCGGGCGAACTTACGAGTACACAGACAAGACAATGGCAGATGGGCAAGAGTTTATCGGGCAGGCGGCTGTGGATGTTGGCCTGACAGATGGTGTTACCACATTTGATGCCGTAATTGGTGGACTACGTAAAAAAATCCTTGCGTCATTACCGAAACCAATGGATAATTCCAACAGTAATAAATTTAAGTTGTTGGGCATTGCGCCCAACTTAATCGAGGATGAGGGTATGGCAAGGAAAGCTTTGACAGAAGCAGATATTGCGGCCTTGGCATCTGGTGTGACTCTTGATGCACTTCAAGATAAACCAGATCAAGAGGAGCAAACACCGAGTACTGATGTAGCCACTGATCCAGTAAAGCCGGAAACTGTTGCGGAGTCGGTAGTTACTACACAGGCAGAAACAGTAGTTGATAGTGTGGTCTTGGTTCTTAAGTCGCAGATTAAAGAGAAAGATACTGAACTTTTGCAGTCTGGCATTAAAGTTGCCAAGCTGGAAGAGTCGGTTAACTCTCTTAAAGCTACTATTGACCCGTTGCTCAGCATCGCGGTTAAGTCTGTAACTAATATGGCAGTGGCACTTAAAGCAGCACCTACTGTCACATTGAGTAGTACCCCTGAGCAGGTATTAGCAGAACACTCTAGGTTCTCTGAGATGTTCAAGAAAGAATATCCAGTTGGCGGAGTAGCCGCAGTGTCTGCAACTGATACACCAAAGAAGGATGATACCTATGTCATGACTAATGTGACACAGGCGCAAATTAACGCTGTACGTGGAACTAAATAAAGGTAAATTAACATGGCAAAGTTTCTTATTTCACCAACTACGGGTTCTTTTCCGCAAAATATTATTACAGCTAGGGTTGGGGCTAATGCTTCTAATACTCGCTTTACTGATGTTGATGTAGGTAAAGGTGTTAAACTCACAGGCGATTCTCAATACAATTTGCTCTCAGCGGCTGATCCCATTGAAGGTGTGTGTACCAGTGTAGAAACTGGTGTATACGATGGGTATGTACTTGGCGGGGTCCAGACCAAGGGATATGTCAACGCTACTGCCTATGGACTGCAAGCCACTCCAGGTACTGGAACTATTGCTATTGGCGAGTTTGTCTATGCGGCTGCTCCGGCTGCAGTACAGGTAGCAGAAACTCTGAGCACTACTCTTCGGGTGGTCAGCGCTACTACGCAAGCTACAGCAAAAGGTCTTCCATTTAAAGCCCGTGTGGTTTCACTCGGACCTGTAGGTACTGGTGCCGTGGGCACTGCCATTGTTATTGAACTGCTCTAAGGAGAGCCAGCATGGAATTTAAAGCAACACTTCAAGACGGCACCGGCCAGCATGAAATTACTCTGGACATGAGCCTGTATAAGTCCGAGCAAGGTTTTGTCGGTGCACTGAATAGCAAGTATCCCACTCCTCAAGGGATGCCTACGGCGAGTGAGCAACTGTTTGCTCAATGCGGCTTGTACCGTACTGCAGACCTGAAAGCTGGTATTAAGCCTGCCAAGATTCGGGCAATTCTGGATGATTGCAGTGGCATGTCCGCAGCCTCTACCGCACCAGGTAATACAGGCATCTCTCGTTTTGTAGCTCCAGCGGCTATTCTGGCAGGAGTACAGAATGACCTGTATGAGGACCGTTCGGGTGCCCTGGCACAGTTCATGAATCTGGTCGCTTTCACTCAAAGTGTCAGTGGCAATCGATATGAAAAGCCGGTATTCAATTATGACCCAGCACGAAATAGCCGAGCCAAGCCTGTAGCACAGTTGGCAGAACCTACGTCTATCGGTTTGCTGACTGTTGGTGAAACATCCGGCACAATCCCGATCTTTGCTTCGGGTCTGGAAATCAGTGATCAGGCAATGGATTACTTCGGTTTCGCGGAAGTGCAAAAGTGTATGTCCATTATGGCTACGTATGACATCGCTGAACGTGCAGATGGTTGGCTGCTATCTATGATGGCTGGTGACGCGGACCTTGGTATGGCTGCCCTGTCAGGTGAACAGGTTGAAAAGGCAGTGACCATTGACAGTGCCATTGGTGCTGCTGGTGTCCTGACTCAAAAAGCGTGGATCAAGTGGGTTGCCAAGTACAGTAAGCGTTCTCCGATTACTCATGTAATCACGGACATTGATGGTGCCCTGGCTATCCAGAATCGTACTGGCCGTCCGACTATTACTACGGATGACCAGAATAGTCAGCGTATGGATGTTATTGAGACGGTCATGGACCCGCTGTGGCCCTCTAATCTTCCTATCTACATCGTCACTGATACTAACTGGCCTGTGAATACGATTCTTGGTATTTCCAAGCCGAACGCTATTGTTCTGCATGAGTCCAGTACCGCGTCTTATTCGTCAGTTGAGAACTTTGTTACTCGCAGGTCAACAAAGTTCAGGGTGGATTTCGGCGCGTGCGCAAACAGGTTCTATGACCGTGCATTCCATAGACTTAATCTGATTCTGTAACAAGTAATATTAAAAACCCGGACATGTCCGGGTTTTTAATTTAGTTCCTGCTGTTGGCCTTTAGACGCTTTGTTTCTAGCATCTTCTGTACCCTTGCAGCTTTCTGTTCATCAGTAAGCTTACTGTATATCGAAGCGGCGGCAATCCTACGACGTTGCCTTTCGTCATCTGACAAGGTTTTGGGAGTACCTGACATAGATGCACTCATCTTAGCTCTTGTATCCTCACTATGAACTCTACCTGTTGACTTAACCCTTATCTTCTCCCGAGTCTCTTCAGAAACCACACGTCCCATACCCGCAGCAGAAACCTTAGCACGAGTCTCATCAGAGTGCTTTCTTCCGGTATTGGAAGCTCTCGCGGCCTCTATTATTTTAGCTACGCTTTCTGGATTATCCCAAGGACCTCGATTACCCTTAAGAGCCTCGCTACACTTACGCTTGTGTTCCTCAGACAGGACCTTTCCAGTGTGAAGTTTACGGAATATTTCTCCTACTTCAGGTCTCTTAGTACCATACATCGGATTGTTGATACCCGATTTTACAGCACTTAATTTAGCCCTGGTCTCTTCCGTAGCCTTATAACCTCTAGTACTCCCAGCCTCGGTACAAATATTGTAATCTCCCATTACATCAATCCATGTCTGCTCCACTACCAATAACTGATCGATGTCGAAAACCTCCTCACAAACACCCCAAGCAAACTTACCCTGACCGTGCTTGTTGTAAGACCTTTGTAAGTGTATATTGCTATGGACTCCACGCTGCAACATATTCAAGTGAGACTTGATCCTACTATAGACATCAGCACTAGACCCTATATAGAACCTGTTGGTGACAAGGTTCTGGATATAGTACACACCCATGAACCTATAGTCTGGAAGCTCTGAAAATGACAATGCCTCGATCATTACTCTTTTAGAAAAAGTCATGGCTGTTGACCTGCTTTCAGCACAGCTTCATGTAACAAGCGACGCATCAACTGCGCCAAGGTAAGGTCTTGTGACTCCGCCAGTACATGCCCTGCTTCAAGCAAAGTAGTAGGAATGCGAAAGGTAAATATTTTTTCAGTTTTCATTTCAACCTCCATTAAAGTTGTTATATTAACAACACAAGGTCGTCCTGTCAATATAAACTAACCGGAACATTACATGGTAAAATACGGAAAAGGAGTTCCATATGCTAACTACTTACACTACCTATAACGATATACGAGCAGCCCTTGGCGTAAGCCTTGACGATATAAAAGACTCGGTATTATCGTTGGACGTTTATAGTGACGCTCTCACCCAAGAGTTTGAGGAAATTAGCCTAGACTTGGAAACCACGTATACTACTAAATCTGCACTTCCTACCCCTACTGCAGCAGAGACGCGATTCATTACTGCTTGTAACCTTTTCGCAACCTATTGCGTTGCCAAGCAACTTACCGCAGCTATGCCACTGTTTGCAGCTAA